CTAGCGGCATGCCTAAGTCCGAAGCCATGCGCCTGATTAGTGAATTTAAGTCCAGTGCGGGTGATCCGGCTGGCAGCGGTGAGGGCGATCCCACCGGACGTGTCGAGCTTTCGCCCGATGCTCTCAGTACTGCTGCGGCTTTAGCCGTTTCTCTTACCGCTTTTACAACTCTATAAAAGGTTACCAAAATGTCTCTTGAACAAAATATCCAAACTATTAATGCCAGCCTCCAATCGGTAGGCGACCAACTCAAAGCTCAGGCTGAGCAAGCCAGAAAAGATGCAGACCTAAGTACTGCTACTCGTGCCAAAGTGGATGAGCTTTTGTGCAAGCAAGGTGAACTGCAGGCGAATCTACAACACGCTGAGCAAGCCCTTGCAAAGCTAGAAGCAAACGGCGCAGGCGGGGATGTGCAACACGAAAGTTTTGGCCGAAAATTTGTAAACAATGAGGCCTTTAAGGCGTTTGCAAGTGCGACTAGTCCTCGCGGTCGAGTCGATTTTACTTACAACGCAGCCATTACCTCTGTGACTACCGACACGGACGGCGCTGCGGGTGACTTACTCCAAAATGGTCGCTTACCTGGGATTATCGCTACCCCTGACCGCCGTCTTACTGTACGTGACCTGGTGACGCCAGGCCGTATGGATCAAAACGTTATGGAGTACGTCAAGGAAACTGGGTTTACAAATAACGCTGCACCGGTCGCTGAAACTGCTAAAAAAGCAGAGTCTACGCTTAAGTTTGACATGGTGAGCACGACCGCTAAGGTTATCGCTCATTATGTAAAAGCGTCGCGCCAGATCCTGAGTGACGTGTCTCAATTAGCTAGTTACATTGACGGACGCCTGCGCTACGGCCTTGCATTAAAAGAGGAGCAGCAACTTTTAAATGGTGATGGTGTTGGCCAAAACCTATTGGGGATTATCCCTCAAGCAAGTGCTTATGCTGCTGCCTTTGACCCTCCTGGCACAGAGACCGGCATCGATCTGATCCGTTTATCAATGCTACAGGCTCAATTAGCTGAGTATCCAGCCACAGGGATCATCATGAACCCTATCGACTGGGCGCGTATCGAGCTTTTAAAAGACACGACCGGCCGCTACATCATAGGTAATCCACAAGGCACTATTGGCGCGACTCTCTGGAATGTTCCTGTCGTGGCAACACAAGCCATTACTGTGGATAAATTCCTGACGGGTGCATTCCGGATGGGCGCTCAAGTGTTTGACCGCTGGCAGTCTCGCGTCGAGGTCGCTACCGAAAATGAGGATGATTTTGTGAAAAACATGGTCACCATTTTGTGTGAAGAGCGTCTAGCTTTCGCGGTCTATCGCCCCGAGGCATTCGTTTACGGGGACTTCGGAAACGTTGCCTAATCCGTGACTTGATTAAATAAGAGGCCTGGTTTTTCCGGGCTTCTTTTTTTACAGGATTAATTATGTTAATTAAATTTAAATCCCCTGATCCGCGCGCGGGAGCGGTTGCGCAAATGGATAGCTATAGAGGTCAGCAATTAGTTGAGATAGGGGCCGCTATCCAGCTAAAAGAAAATGGCAGCGAACCGTCCCTCACAACAAGTGGATCTGAGAAAGCGCAAGTGGTAATTGAAGCCGCCCCAGAGCCTATTAAAGCTGAGGAAAAGAAAAATCTCCATGTGAAGAATAAAAGCGCTAAATGAGCTTGATTGACCTGCCCACGGCCAAGGCCCATTTGCGTGTAGAGGATGATTATCCTGATGCGCAGGTCAGCATATATTTAAACGCCGCAGAAAAAGCTGCGTCTGAGTTTTTAAACCGGGCAATATTTGCTGATCAAAATGCACTAAATACTGCGGTGTCAGCTGTCCCCGCGCTTTTGACAGCAGGGCGTGCAGCTTATGACGACGCCTTGGAAGCTGCAGATTTAATAGAGGATCCTTTAGCCAGTAGTGCAGCAAAAGAATACGCCTGGCGCGTCTACCGTAACCTGCAAATCAAAGCAGACGAAACCTATTGCGGAATCGTAATCGACGCGCTAATCGAGGCTGGGATATTACTAATCCTAGGTCAGTTATTTTTTAACCGTGAAGACCAAGCAAGAGCGTCTTTACCTAAAGACTCCCAGGATCTATTGACGCCTTATAGAGTAGGCATGGGGGTCTAATGCGCGCCGGAAGACTTAATAACCGCATCAAAATCCAGGCTCAAGTCGACACTGTAGACACTATAGGCCAGCCAATAAACGACTGGGTAGACGTTGCCACTGTCTGGGCACATATCCGCCATTTATCAGGTGTAGAAAGTATTAAAGCGGGCGCGGACGTGTCCGTCTCAAAAGCAAGTATCCGTATCCGTTATAGACAAGACATTACCCCTGCAATGCGCGTGCTATATGGCACTACCGTTTACCAAATTAATGCAGTCCTGCCCGATGCGGCGGGGCGTGAATACGTGGATTTATTGAGTGAGGTGGTCGCATGATGGATGTCAGGCTTGACTTCGCGAATATAAGCGTATCGCTCGATAATTTTGCTGAAAAAGTAAATAAATCTGTGACTAGGGTAGGCGCACAAGCCGCTGCGCAAGTGTTCCACGATCAGGCAAAAGCAAATGTAAAGCCAAGCGGGAAAGGCCACTGGTTTCATGGAACAAGCTTCAAAAAGACCGGACAGAAATACTGGTTTGAATCAGGGACTTTAAGAAACTCTATCTATCAAAAATTTAGTGAAGATAACAGCAGGCCCGGCCACGCTACCTATCACGTAGCGTGGAACCATAAAAAATGTCCCTACGGTTTTATGGTCGAATTTGGCACCAGTCGTGCAGCCGCTAAACCGTTTTTACGCCCAGCTTACGAAGAATCAAAAAAGCGCGCGTATGACCACGCCGTCGAAAAAATGCGGGCCTTTTTGGCCTCTGGGCAGTAATAAAGATGATTGAACAAGCTATCTACGACCGCTTAAAAGTCCTATGTGACGGGCGCGTTTGGGCTGATGTTGCCAAGGCTGGCACCCCTAAACCTTGCATCACCTATCAGCAAGTAGGCGGTTCAGTCGTTGAATTTATCGGCCTGGAATTGCCCAGCAAACTAAACGCGCGAATCATGATTAAAGCGTGGGCAACCACCCGTTTGGCTGCTGCAAATATCGCCCGCCAAATTGAAGATTTAATGCTTTCCTCTACCACTTTACAGGCCAGCGCTATCGGCGCGTTTGTGAGTGAGTATGAGGAAGATACAAAGCTCTATGGCACCCGCCAAGATTTCTCATGCTGGATAAACAGATAACCGAAGCACTATTTAGCAGCAAATAAACAATCAACGGACTGAACCCGCTACGGCGGGTTTTTTCTTTTGTACCCCCGCGAGGGGAATTAACCAGACCACCTTCGGGTGGTTTTTTTTCGCCCTTTTCGGGCAATGAATCGGGTGCGAGCCCGGAAAGGAACTACTTTGAGCGTCAAACTCCCAAATGGCATTTTATTCGCCATAGCAACATCTTACGCTGCGGCTGATACAGTCAACGCGGTCACCAATGCTAACCCCGCTGTCGCGACCACGGCGGTCGCGCACGGCATAGCCAACGGATCTTTTTTCGAGGTCACCAGCGGCTGGTCCAAGCTAAATAATCGTGTGCTCCGAGCCGCAGATGTGGCAGGCACGTCGATCACTTACGAGGGGATCGACACGTCAAGCACGCAAAATTATCCAGCGGGCTCCGGTATCGGCTCTATTCGCGAGATCACAAACTGGACCCAAATTTCACAGATCCTTGAATGCACGACTAGCGGCGGTGAAATGCAATTCGTGACCTACTCTTTTTTAGAGCAGGATTTTGAGTCTCAATTGCCCACCCAATCAAGCGCAATGTCTATCCAAATGACCATTGCCGATGATGACACATTGCCCGGCTACATAGCCCTTAAATCAAACGCAGAAACCCGTAATCTGGTAGCCCTGCGCGCGACACTGCCCAATGGATCTTTGATCTTATTCAACGGCTATTTGTCTTTCAACGAAACACCGTCAATGTCAAAAGGCCAAGTGATGGGCGTACAGGCGAGCTTCAGCTTGCAAGGCCGTCCAGTCCGCTACAACGCTTAATTTTTGCCATGGCCCACGGATCTTTTTCTGTGGGCTTTTTTACGCCCGCCACTCTTGGATTACGGGCCTTTTTAACCACTTCAAAAAGAGAAAAACATTATGGCAAAAACTAAATTTGTACTGACTGCATCCCCCACTTTTAAAGCAAAAGTAGGCATCCCAATCCCCGGCGGCTCCCCTGAAATTGTTGAATTTACTTTCAAGCATCGGACAAAAGAAGCCTACCTGGAATGGGCCAAAGATATGGCGGAAAAAGAAGACGCCGATCTGATCCTTGAGGTCGCGAGCGGTTGGGAATTGCAAGACCCTTTTGACCGTGAGAGTTTAGAAAAGCTGACTCAAAACTACATCGGCTCAGGCCGTGCGGTTTTAGAGACCTATATCAATCAGCAGACCAATGCCAAATTGGGAAACTAAAACAGATCGCTAGAGCGCTGTACGAAGGCCAGGCGAGTGATGGTGAGCTAGAGCTTTGGGGGCTATCCCCCGAGGATGTAGCTGAAACCATCGAAGTCTGGCCCGAGCACGTACAAGCCCTATCGATCTTTAGAAGACTGAGCACGCAATGGGCCGCTAGCAGCGGCTCTCCTATTGGGCTGCGCTACGAAGCGGTTTACCCGCTGCTCGAGCGCACCTGCCCCCAAGATTTTGACGAAGTATTTGACTGCATCCAAGTGATGGAGTCCGAAGCTTTGTCCGTGATGCGCACGAAGGATTAGCGATGGCTGAAAAAATTGGTACCGCGCAAATTGAAATCACGGCGGACTCTAGCGGTGTCGAAACTAGTTTAGCCAAAGCTAAAAAGTCGCTTGCTGACCTGGGTTCTACTGCAACAAAGTCAGGCAAGGACGCCGCAGCCGGAATGGGGCAGGTCTCCGGCGCATCTGAAAAGATGGATGCGGCAACTAAGCGTGCAGCAAGATCTATTGAGCTGCAAGCATTAGCGCTCGGTAAAAGTAAAAGTGAATATCAGGCAGCCAAAGCCGCGATTGACGGCAATGCCGCCGCCCTTGCGCCTTACATCGCAAAACTTAAAGAGGCTGAAATCCGCGCCGGTTCTGCTGCTAAAGCGCAGTCCGGCTTTGCGGGTGGGTTAGGCAATCTTAAGGGGGCCTTGGCTGGCTTAGGTCTCGGTATATCGATTGGTGGTATGGCTGCGTTTGTAAAGCACGCCATAGATGCCGCGGATGAAACCGGAAAGCTTGCCCAAAAGACAGGTTTAGCTAGTGAACAAGTTGCCGGTTTACAGCTTGCATTCCGCCAAGCGGGCGCGGGCGATGAGTTTCAAAAGTCTTTATCCAAGCTTGCCAAAAATGCAGCCGATGGAAGCAAAGCTTTCGAGGCAATGGGCATTACGGTTAAAGGCTCTGATGGGAACCTTAAAAGTACACGCCAGCTTATTGGAGAGGTTGCCGATAAGTTTAAGGGTTATAGCGATAGTGCTGAAAAAACTGCCTTAGCCCAGGAGCTGTTCGGCAAATCCGGCGCCAATCTAATACCACTGTTAAATGCGGGCGGAAAAGCGCTAGATGACTACGACCAAATGGCCCAAAAGCTGGGGCTTACTTTAAGCGATGAAGCTACTAAAAACGCTGAAAAGTTTAATGACACTATCGATCTAGTTGGCCAAGGCGTCACCGGTGTAGGCCGTCAAATTGCAGTGGAATTATTGCCCACCCTAACCAGTATGGCGGGTGAATTATTTGACACAGCTACCAGTGGAGACACACTTAAAAACGTAGCGGGTGCACTGGCCTCATCTCTGAAAGCCCTTTATTCCGTAGGCGTAGGAGTAATCCAAGTATTTAAAACGGTGGGCACTGCTGTAGGTGGCGTAGGTGCAGCAATTGCTGCTGTAGTGAGTGGCGATTTTGCCCAGGCCAAAAACGTCATTGCAAATTTAAGCACAGACATAAAGGCTTCATGGGCTTCCGCCGGTGAAAGCATCGGAAAGGTTTGGGAGGGCGCGGGCAACAAGACGGTTGACGCGATGGCCGCTACCGCTGCAGCTTTGAAAAAAGCGGGTGACGCTTCTAAAAATGCAGCCCCCCGTGTCTCTGAGTTTGGGGACAGTGTACAAAAATCTGCAAAAGCTACTAAAGCTGCAAATGATGATTTTTCAAAGCTTGTTAACAAAATCAAAGAACAAACCGATGGGTACGCAAAGGCAGAAGCGGCAACAAATGGTTACAACAAATCGCAAGAGGAGTTTCTAGAGCTCGCAAGTTCTGACGCCTGGGGAAAACTCACTAATGATCAGCGCGCTTACGTAGCAGCACTGTATGAAACCAAAATCACGCAAGAACAAGCCGCTGATGCCGCTAAAAATCTAGTCAAAGCCAATCTAGACGCGGCTAATGCGCGTGAAAAATACATCACGTCTCTAGGTTCTGGTGTTGAAAAACTCCAAGCGGAAATAGAAGCACAAAAAGAAAGTAACGAACGGCTAGGGTTAAGTAAAGAAGCGATCGAAGAATTAGACCGGGCAAAGTTAGAGCTAATGGCGACTGAGCTAGAGCGCCAGGCCATTAGGGAAAATGATAAGAACTTAGATTCGCAAGAATTTAACTTGCTCAAGCAGCAAGCCCAAGGTTACAGAGACCTAGCCAAACTTAAAAAAGACGGAGCGGGAAAAGAAGCATCCCTAGAGTTGGGGAAAGCTAGCGAAGAAGCCGCCAAAAAAGCGGCTGATGACTGGGCTAAGACGGCTGAGTCAATCAACGGCTCGATCACAGACGCCCTAATGCGTGGTTTTGAGTCTGGCAAAGACGCTGCCAAGAACCTACGCGACACCGTAATCAACATGTTTAAGACCTTGGTGCTGCGCCCTACGATTAACGGCGCAGTCAACATGGCCGCTGGTGCCATAGGGCTAGGTGATGTAGCTGGAGCAGGCGGGGGTGGGTCCTCCATTTTGGGTATGGCTAACAATGCCTCTACCGCCTACAGCGCTTACTCTGCGGTCGCTGGTGGTATTAGCTCCCTTGGGGGCAGTATCTCCGCCTTAGGTACAAAGTTTGGCATTACGGCCGCCGCTGAATTTGGTGCGGGCATGCAAGGCGCTAGCCTTGCTGCCGGGTTAGCTGGACCTGTCACTACAGGTGGAGGGGCTATGGGCGCGGGCGCTGCTGCTGCAGGGGCCTTGAAAAGTGTAGCGGCTGTCATCCCTTACGCAGCTGTCGCATTAATCGTAGCCAACGCGCTAGGTGTATTCCGCTCCAAAAAAATCGTTGGTAGCGGGATCATGGGCGAGCTGGGTGGAGAGAGTCTCCAAAGCTACGACCTGCAGCGCAAGGGTGGGACGCTATTTAGTGGTCCTAGCTACAGCATCCAAAACGTCAAGGACAACGCTGAATTTAATTACGTACAGGACGCATACAAACAGCTGCGCACGGCCACGTCGAGCATGGCCGATACCTTAGGGGTTGGGTCGGATGCAATCAAGAGCTTTACGACCAAAATAGGTACCGAGGTTATCCATCAAGAGGTGGGTAAAACAGGGATCAAATTTGATGGCCTAAAGCCCGAAGAGATAGCCAAAAAGATTGAGGAAGCCCTCCTATCGGCCAATGAAGAAATGGCCAAGTTTGTTTTGGGCGCTACTGATTTTGGTAAAAAAGGTGAGACCGCTAGCCAGACATTACAGCGGCTTGCTGGCAGCTTAACTACTGTCAATACTATCTTTGGCAACCTCGGTTTTGAGCTGAAAGAAGCCAGCTTAGCGGGCGGGGATGCGGCTAGCGATTTTGCTGATTTGTTTGGCGGCATGGATAAATTAGTGGCTGCTACCAGCAGTTACTACGATAACTTTTACTCCGAAGCTGAACGTACTGCCAACTCGACAAAACAATTATCCGAGGAACTCCAAAAGCTAGGAGTTGACGGTCTCCCCGCCACCAGAGACGGCTTTAGAAAACTAGTCGATGAAGCCTTTGGTTCAGGGAACGATGAGTTAGGCGCAAGCCTGATCAACCTCTCAAAAGACTTTGCCGACCTCACACAAGAAACTAACAACCTTGGCGAAGCTGCAGCCGCCGCCGCTGAAAAAGTAGCGAATGAAGCCAAGGGCCTTAATACACGTCTATTACAAGCGCAGGGGGACGTTGGCGCTTTACGCCAGCAAGAAATTGATGCACTCGATGAAAGTAATCAAGCATTACTGAAGCATATCTTTGCGATTGAAGATAAGGCAAAAGCAGATGCAGAAGCCGCTGCAATCGCTCAGCAAATAGCCGGTGAAACTGCATCCCTCAATACCCGTTTGATGCAAGCTGAAGGCGATCTAGCCGGGCTGCGTAGGGAAGAAATAAACGCAGTAGACGAAAGTAACCGCGCCCTTCTATCTCAAATACTTGCTCTAGAAAAATACAACCAGATAGCGGCTGAGTCCGATAGTTTGGTTGGCAGGTTATTACAGACGCAAGGCGATACCGTTGCATTGCGCGAACGGGAACTCAGCACGCTACACGAAAGTAACCAGGTCTTACTTAAGCATATTTACATGCTTGAAGATCAGGCAAAAGCAACCGAACTTTTAGGAAAACTCTCAGCTGACTTTGCTCAATATGGTTTAAGTGAGTTAGAGAAAAAGATTAGCGCGATTGATGACGTCGCGGAATCCTCTATCGACAGTTTAGAAAAATGGGGCCAAGCCAGTTACGACAATATCCTATTAGTAGAGCGCTGGGCTGATGCCTCACGTAAAGCAGCCATAGCAGCCGAAGCTTTACAAAAAGCGCAGTCAAATTTTGATGATTTAGGTAAAGCCGTAGAGATAGAGCGGCAAGCTTTAGCGAACGCTTTTGAGCAAGTGCGTAGCGCTTTACAAGCTGAAATAGATAAGTTCGTCTCTGATTTATCTAATGTAAAAGGCTTGTTTGCCCGGTCCGCAGCTGCTGAAAAAACCAGCCTAACGGATGCAGCCAACAGCCAAAAATCAGCACTGCAAAAACAAATAGACGCAATGAACGGCGTGTCCGATGCGTCTAAAAAAGCGGCTGACAATCTCAATAGTGTTATTGACGCCTTGGAAGGCGCGATCAATAACCTGCGTGACATTGATGTACTCAAAAAGACAAATTACGCGGATGCCGTCTCTCAAATAGACAAGATGATTGCGCAGGCCGGTCAAGGGATCTTTCCTGACTCCAAAGACCTGCAGCAACCTTTGTCCGTGATCACTAGTAACACCGCCGATAGTTATGCAAGCTCGTTTGACTTTAACCGTGATCAATTAGTACAGGCCAGTAAGTTAGAGGAGCTAGCCAATCTGGCGGGTAAAGAACTGGGCTTTGAAGATAAGGTCATTGAAGCTGATGAAAAGCAGTTACAAGCGCTGCAAGACCAAATCCAACTAATCGATGATCAGCTCCAAGCCGACCTAAAAGCCCTCGATGAAATAACCAAATGGGGCGAGGCGCAATTTAATGCTCTTGAAGGAATAGACGCCTCCATCGTGACGATGGACGAGGCGCAAAAGGCTGTTGCTGAACTGACCTCTAAGTATCAAGACGATCAGGTCAAAAAGATCGAAGCACAAATGAAACAGGCGGAGGACGAGCATAAAAAATCCATGCTCAGCCTAAACATGATTTATCAAGCTGGTTTGATGCAACTAAATGCATTGCAAGGCATAAACGCGACATTGGGGTCCGCAAATTACCACCTAGGCATTTTGTCGCAGTCTGTACAAGCTGCAGACCAAGCCAAAAAACAAGCAGACGAAGCGGCTAAAGATGTGCCTGGTTTTGCGGCGGGCGGGTATCACAAAGGCGGCCTGCGCATCGTGGGTGAAGACGGGCCTGAGTTAGAGCTCACTGGCCCGGCCAAATATTGGGATGCATCCACGACCCGATCAATATTGCAAGGCAGCCCCGATCCCTCTGGCGAAGTCAGAAGCCTACGCGAAGACAGCAGGTCGCAGGCGAATGCAATCGTCTCACTCTTGGCCAGATTTACAAAACAAATTGACCGTTGGGACCGTGACGGTATGCCAGCGGTCAGGACGGAGGACGCGTAATGGAAGAGCCTAAAGAAGAACGAATCCGGGGCCAATTTGGGCCTGAACTTTATTCCGACGATTTACAGCCGCGCGCAGAAGATCCCCGGGTCAAAGAAATTTTCAGGCGGTTTGAAGAATTGATTGCGCGCCTTAAAAAAAATGAGACTGCGTAATGGCCCAGCCTTTTATTATTGTCCCCCCCGTCATCATTGACGATGTCAAATTGCTTCTGTCGGACGTCCCGGAAAATGATTACGCGGAATGGAATGCAGCAGTCAATTACGTCAAAGGTGATCGTGTCATTTTGGTCAGCACTCATACGATTTATGAGGCTGCCAGCGCGAACTTAAATAAAAACCCAGCGACCAATAAAGCTATTTGGCTCGTCGTCAGCGCTACCAATCGCTGGAAAGTTTTTGACGACAAGACTCTCAGCCAGACAGAACAAATTGTTTCAATGAGTTACACCATTTCGCCTGGCAAGGTGGTCAATACGGTCGGCCTGATCAACTGCCACGCAAAAAGCGCGAGGATCAGGGTCACAGACCCAATTGACGGCCTTGTTTACGACAAGACTAAAAATTTTCTCGGCAAGCTATCAAAGGGCGATTGGTACGAATATTTTTTCGAAGAAATCATTCGAGAGACCGACAAAGTTTTTACCGACCTGCCCGCCTACGGCTCGGCTCAAATAAAAATCGACATTGAAAATGCTCTCAATATGGTGAGGTGTGGCGTCATCACCATGGGCTTCAAGCGGACCATTGGGATCGGCGTCAGCCACGGTGTAGACATCGGCGTCCAAGACTACTCCCGCCGCGAAATAAATGAGTTTGGTGAACCGGAATTTGTCAAGCGCGGCTACTCCAAAACAGCAAGTTTCAACATCACAATCCGAGATTTTGAAGTGGATGTCGCGCAAAGGTTATTAGCGTCGATCCGCGCCACGCCTACCCTTTTTATCGGATCGACCCTATACAACAGCACGATCATTTACGGCTGGTACAGGGACTTCTCCGAGACGATTTCTTACAAATACATCTCTGAAATGGCCATTGAAGTGGAGTCTTTAGTATGAGTCTTACACCCTTTCCCCCAGCCCCTAGCCGGGGTGATGACCCCGATAATTTTTCACTGGAGACCGATGCTTTCATTGGCCATTTTCCGGTCTATGTCACTGAGATAAATGCACTAACAATCGACCTAAACAACCTTGAAATAGACGTCCAGGCAATCAAGGACGCCGCAACCGCAGAGTTGATTGTTATCAGGGACAATGCAATCGCTGACATGACCGCAATCAAGGTTGACACGATTGCGATCCGCGATGATACAGACACGATCCGCAACGACGCCATTGCGCAAACTACCACGCTTAAAAACGAAGCATCGGACGCCAGAGACGCATCGGTAGACGCACGCAACGACTCTATTGCCGCTCGTGATTTATCCGAGGATTACAAGGACATGGCCCAGACCGCTGCCATTGCAGCAGCAGCAGGGGCGGGCTTGCCGTCGTTGGTGGGTAAGGCGGGCAAACAGCTAAAAGTTGTGCCTACAGAGGATGGTGTAGTTTGGGAGAGTTCGTTTACCAGACTCCCAATATTTAGCGCCACGGCTGCGACATCCAATCCATTTTCAAGCTGTGAGGATATGACGGCGGGGTGTTTTTATTCGACCGGGTTAGCGGCTGCAAATATTGGGCTGGCTTACAGCAATAGCCTATTTATTGCGTCCGTATCGACAAGTGACTCTAACGTCGCGACTAGCCCTACCGGCAAGGTGTGGACTTTGCGCGCAATGCCCTCTGCACAAACATGGCGGGTAGCAACGGGGGGTACAAACTCTATTGCAACCGGCGAGGGCGTTACTGCCACCGCAAAAAGTACTAATGGTACAACCTGGACAGCAGCCACAGCCCTTCCGGCTGCTGCTACCGCTAACACGTTACCCGCTGAGTTGAGCGGCATATTTTTAATACACAATACAACTACCAACGCCTATACCTCTAATAACCACGGTACATCTTGGACCGTCGCGACATTGCCTGCTAGCCCTGGTCTGTATGGTGGATTTTTTAAGGTAAACAGTCGCTTTTGGTATTGGGCAAGTGGCACCACTGCATATTTTTCTACTACCGGCGCAACAGGGTCGTGGACTAGTACAACATTACCCGTGACCCCAACATGTATTTGGCACGACTCAGATGGTAGTGTGTATTTTACTGCGTCCGGGGTAGGCGCGCAGCTTTACAAAAGCACAAGTCACAACACCTTTGCTGCTGTCACGAGCATTACTGCGCGGGCAAGCACCCAAAGACTACACGTTATTAATGGCGTCTACACAAGTTTTGACTCTACTTTTGGGGAGGGCGGTACCTTCCATAACGGCAAATTTATTCCGCGCAGCTCTAACACACTCACTTTTCCGACCATAAACAAGCCAGCAGTCACCAACGGGACTGTTTGGGTCATTAACGGAGGTAGCGGCAATGTTCTCACTCTTTCCGAAGCCGATTCTCCTACTGCCATTTTCGAGGTCTAAAACAATGCACTATTTTAATAATTATGGCTGGTACACCTCTGACGTTTTACCAGGCCGCGAAGCCCCTGCGCCACAAAATACTAGT